CCCAACTTATTATTTCCTTGTTAATTTCATATTAATAAATATCTCCCAACTTATTATTTCCTTTTATATGTCTAGGCTCAAATGGGCAATGTTTACATCCATTACCACAGCATGATCCTCGCTTTTTATGATAATGTTCAGTAAAAACAAAATTACCTTTTTCATCTAAATAATATTCCCGTTCTTTTTTAGTTACTAATTCTTTTGCATATTGGCTAAAAATCCAATCGTCATTACGTCTCATTTAATTTCCTGTACTGCCGAATCCGCCTTGCCCACGTTCTGTATCAGATAATGTATCTGATTCAATTGGTATTACAGTAGGATAAGGCATTATAATTAATTGTCCTATTCTATCACCAACGGCATATCTTTTTGAAGGTACACCCGCTGTCTTATTAAACGTAAACTGAATTTCTCCTCGATAACCGCTATCAATAACTCCTACAGAATTAGTTAATTCAATTTGATACTTTCTTATTGAAGAACGTGGAAATATAAATCCAACATATCCTTCAGGTATTTCAACTGCAATTCCTGTACCGTAAGTAACTTGAAACCCTTCATCATCCATTATTGATATTGCAGTCATATCCATCCCAGCATCGCCGGGCTTTGCATAGGATGGAATGATTGCTTCTGGATGTAATTTTTTAAAACGTACTTTTACAAATGCTTCCATATTAAACTATTTCACAAGCTCCGCCTGCACAAGCTAATTCTCCACGTGCATCTGTAGTGTCGTCAATTTCAATAACTTTATCTAAATGAATATTATGTAATGATTGAACTAACTCATTATATTTTTCTTCCGTAATATCTTCAAATGGTGCTTGAATATATGTATGGTCTGAATAAGGAAGTACTGACAATCCTGCATAGTACTCTCTATTTTCCCACATCCAATCTCCTACCATATCCCACTCATCATTCTTAATAGAAATAGTTGCAGATACGTTATGTAAATTAGAACCACTTCTATGTCCTGGCTTAATCCAATCTTGCTGAATCTTTTTAACACGCTCTAATAAATTAATAGCGCTTTCTGTTCTAACAATAGCTCCTTCAGGTGCTTTTTGTGGAACTGAAATTACTGCAGTATCATGTGGACGGAAATATTCATCTTCAATTAACTCTGGATGATAAACTGCTAAATAAGAATATATTGATTCATTTTTACCAACTCGAATTCTACGAGTATAATAATCATTGTGCCATGCATGGATACCAGATGACGTACCTAATACTAAAGAAGATGTACCACTAGGTTTTACTGTTGTAGTACGTGCTGCTTTATTAATTCCAAGCAATGCAGCTACTCGAGCATTTTCTTCTTTAACTAATTTAGCTGCTTGTTTAATATCATAATCAAATACTTTATTTGATCCAATACCTGTCATACCAATTCCAATAAGAGCTTCTTTCTCGGTAGTACGTTTCCATACATCTCTTAAATAATGAAAGTCAGTATAACCTGCTTGCAATGTTCCGATGAACGCAGCACCTTTTACTCGCTGATTAAAATCTTCTTGCGATTCAATATCAGAAACATTTACTTCGCAAAGGTTACAGAATTGATAAGGACGAAGTGCAATTTCAGCACAAGGATTAGTTCCCCAATCTTTATCGTTAGTAAAGAAGATACCAGGCTCTCCAGCTCCAGATGCTTCAATACGTTTCCATAAATCTGTAAAATATTCTTTAGTTACTTTATGTCTTACAAGTGCTGCAGAGTTATTTGCTCTACCCCTCTGTGGATTAAGTTCCCACCATGGACCTGATTTACAGGCAATCATTTCATGGTCGTCAGCGCTAAATAAACTAATAAGAGCTGCTCTACGAATACCACCTGCCAAGACTGCATCTGCAATATGGCATACGATATCATGTACTTCAATTGGTTGTAATTTGTCACCATCATTTTTATATTCTAATAAACCTTTAATTTTAACTAAGCACTCCATTAATGGCTGTGCTCCTGGTGCTTTTCCTCCTGAAGTAACTAATCTAGCTCCTTTAGGTCGTATATCACGAAAATCAAATTCTACTTCTGACGTGCCTTTAAAATAACTCGTCATTAATGCTTTAACTGCATCTGCCCATCCTTCGATTGAATCACTAACCAAATATCTTTTCTTACGAGTTTTGTTAGGCTTTCTTATCTCAGGTAAATTTTCTACGTGATGTTTTTGTACTGAATAACCTACTCCCGTACCGCCTAACAATAAAAACATTACTTCCGAAAATGCTCTTACGTCATCTATTGGTAAGAAGCAACAGTTATAAATTCTGTTAGGACTTAATTCAATTGGCTTACCAGCAAATTGCAAACTTCTCATTGAAGGCAATATTTTCCTGTCATAAACTAATTGATAAACGTCTTCAATTTCTTTTGCTAATTGAGGATACTTCGTCATGTGCATCTCTCTGTTTCTTGTAACTAGCTCTTCCCATGTCTCGCGTCTTTCCATTTCAGGCAAGTACTTACTGTACTTCATGAAGATGGTAATGTCCGACAAGATTTTGCTTGATAAATTTAAATTCATATAAGTTCTCCGATTTTGTATTTATAAATATAGTTACCCTAACGATCCGCCATTAATTTCCTTGAACTTTGTTGCTAAACTTTTACGCAAAATTTCATCTCCGTTTTCCATTGTCTTTTTGGTCTCTTTACCTTGTACACTGGTCTCTTCAAATATGTCAATACGACCATTACTCATATTGAGTCGACTAGGTAATGTTAATCCGTCAGGACCAAAACGATTCTTAATTACATACCATCTACCAGTACCTGCAATCTTATCAGTTACTTTACGTGATAATGAAATTACGAAATCGCCAATCATAATTTTGGCAAAGGATGAAGCAACTTGCTCACCTGTAATAATGTCGGACTCTGCCGAGCTTCTGTTTGCCTGGGATGCCGTAAATACTGGTACTTCATATTCACCTGCTAATCCTCTCAGGTCTTCGTATATATTTTCTAATTCTTGATGAAGAGCATCTCTACCTGCTTTGCCACTTCCTCTTAATAAATCTGCATAATCCACAATTACAATATCAGGTTTTTTACCTTGTAATATGAGTTTATCCATATGTGCCTTTAAAGAAGATACTGAAGCTGTCTTTGTTGGATAATACTTAACAATTAATTCTCCAGATATTTTTTTAAGTTCCGTTTCAATATCTTCAATATGGTATTTTAAGTTTTGCGTTGCTATACCAGTTATAACTGCATCATACCTTTGTGATACGTAAGCTTCAGTTAACTCCATTGTATAATGAACTACTCTCAATCCTTTCTTAATAATATGAGCGCCTATATTCATCATAGCAGTAGATTTACCACCGCCTGGTCCTGCAACGAATATAATTAACTCCCCTTTACCAAATCCACCACCTGCTAAATCATTTATTAATGGCCAACATGTTGGCATTGTATTTCTTACGTTATCTGTATAACGTTCTGCAACGCCTAATAAGTATTCATAGCCAATATCCTTATCAGCACCGGCTTTCATTGCTTCGTCAATTCTCTTTTTAATGTCTTCATATTGACCACGTTTAAGTAAATCAACTGAATCCATTATTGCTTTTTTAATTTCTTGATTCTTACAAAATTTAAGTGATTCTTCTTTTACAAAATCTAAATCATCTGATTCTACGTATTTAAATACTTCACGTAAATTGTCTATTATAGAGGTCTTTAATATATCGCTTGATTCTTCCTGCGTTTTTATTTTAAATACATCTAACGTAGGAATAGATCCATAGTCTACAAAATATGTTTTTATAGTTTCTACAATCCATTGATTTGCTTGCGATTCAAAATAGTCAGGAGACATGATATCACTTACTTGTTGTAAGAATATTCTGTCAGTTAATAATGAGGATATAACCTTTACTTGAAAGTTATGACCGTACGTCGATAATTTATCTGCCATACATTAATATAATAAAATTTTTTCAATATGCCGCTAAATTGCTAAAAGTATTTTGTAACCAAGAATCGACATTAGGGATAACTGTATAAGCTTTATCCAACATAAACAATTGCTTGAAAGCATTTCTGTCATATGTATTAGAATCTCTACCTGCCATATCCATTATCATTGTTTTGTAATTGCCGGTAATATCTACATCGTGTAATTGCATTAATCGATAATTAAGTTCCATACTTTCTTTTTGTTCTAGTACGGATTTATAAATAGCATACTTGCTATCTTTATTTGCTTCACAATACTGTAATATTTCGTCTATATCCACCTTTCGGTGTTCGGTAATGAACGGAAACTTATTAAGTAGGGTTTTATGGCCTACTCCTTTTATACCTGGAATGTTATCAGAATTATCGCCAATGAAGATTTTATATAATAAAAAATTCTCCGGGTGCATTCCAAATCTTTCAACCATTTCATTACGACCATAAAGTTTCTTTTCTACCGGTCTCCATACTTGAACTCGTTCATCGATAAGTTGTAAAAAGTCTTTATCGTCTGACATTATCGTTACTTTCTTTGTTTCTTCTTTAACAAATATATCAGTCGCTAAATAACTAATAACATCATCTGCTTCAATATTATCTATTGATATAACAGTAACTGGTAAGCAATTTAAATATTCTGCCAATCGACCGAATTGTCTTTGCAACGATTGAATTTCTTGTTCTACAGTTTGTTCAGTATCTTCAAACCTATTAAAGCGCGTAGGCAAACTACGTCCTTCTTTATAACCCGAGTGCATTTTTCTTCGACGAGCGGAACCTCCTTTACCGTCAAATACTATTACTAATCGAGTAGGTTTAAATTGTCTTACTATCGCTCCAATAGAACGTATAAAACCAAACGTACCACCTATATGGTCGCCATCATCATTTACAATAGGAACTGCACTAAAAACTCGTATAAAGGAATTTAAACCGTCAACGATTAATACATCTGTATCACGCTGACGGTCCAAATTCAATATACCCTGTTCGTTTTGTAATTGCTTAAATAATTCAGAGTATTTAGATTTCATTAACTTTCTTCGCCTTCGAAATCAGTATCGATTGTCACATCATCAATACCAAAATCTTCACCGGCTTTGTATTTTAAAATATATTTCGAACAAATTTCTTCGTAGATATGATTTTTCAATTCTACATTATCCATTATCTTACTTTCAAAATCCTTTGATTGGAATTTAATTATTTCACCCGTTTCAGTATTAGTATATGTATACCATGCACCTGCTTGAGTAACTAAATTAAAATTCTTAAGCATTTCTAACCAAGAACCATAATCGTCAATGCCTGATTCAAAATAGATATCATAGTCAACCATTCTTAATGGAGGACCCATACGATTTTTAATAACCTGCGCACGAGTTTTAATTCCTAAAATTTCATCTCGCCCGTCTTTCGAAACTTTAATCTGTCCTACAGATTTTAAACGCAATCTAACTGACGAGTGAAAAGCAATTGCTTTACCGCCACTCGTAGTCCATTGGTCTCCAAAACTTACTCCCATTCTAGTACGTAATTGATTTGTAAATATCAAACAAATTCTTTCACGTCCAATGAAGTTAGTAATTTTACGCATTGCCTTTGATAAAATCAATGCCTTTGATGTTGCATAACCATCTTTATCATAGTCAGCGGCCATTTCAATTTTAGTTGAAGCACCGGCAACCGAATCGACAACAATTGTAACAATTTTATTTTTATCTGTCTTACGTACAGATTCGATAATTGAATCAATTGCATCGAAAATGTCTTCGATAGTATCTAACGGAACATACAGCATATCTTTTAAATTAACTCCAATTGCTTGAAGAAATTCTCGGGATATTGCATTTTCAGTATCAATATATACTGCTAACCCGCCTTTCTTTTGTGTATTGGCCAACACATGTGCTGCCACTAACGATTTACCTGATGCTTCTAGTCCGGTGATTTCAGTGATACGTCCTACGGGTAGTCCCCCATTAGGTCGATTACTAATAGCTAAATCCAACATTGAACTACCGGTAGAAATCCATTCGTTTACATCGGAAGGGGAGTCTGCGTCCCCTTCCAGAAAGTAAGCTACTTTATAATTACTACTTTTAAATTTTTTGTTAAGATTCGTTGCTAATATACCGGCCAGTTCATCCTGTAAAGAATCAATCTCAATAGATTTCTTTGCCATAATAGCTCCTTAAATTACTTGTTAAATAGTTGATCGAATGCCGCACCAATATCATCTACTGATGATGCAGCGGTTGAAGAAGACTCGATTGAAGCCTTATTCTGTTTTTGACTGTCGCTTTTAGCTGGTTCTGCCGACGTTGTCTCTTCTGATGGATTCAACCAATCTTGTAATGCTTTCATTAAGTCATCGTAAGAAGGTTCTTTAAAGATGTCATTAATGTTAGGCTGATTACCAATTTTTTCTAATACAGACTTATCCGTAGTTATTGGAGTTACATTCGGTTTAATACGAATTGATGTCTCAGGATAATCTTTACCTGTCTGATCTTTAGATTTAAATTCAACTGTAATATCACGCCCATTCATTGGATCTGAAATATCACCGTAATCAGGATCTGCAATAAATCCTAAAAGTTCTTGATAAACTGTTTTACCAAAACCCCAAAACTTAATACCTTCATGCTCTTTACCGCGCACAATAATAGGTGCATAGCAACGCATTGTTGGTTCAAGCTTCTTGCCCATTTTCCAATCTTCTTTACTACCAGATGATTTTAATTTTTCTGCAAATTCTACAATCGGATCAGGTCTTCCATAAGTAATAGGGGATAACATATTCTTCCCACCAAAGTTATAATGAAAGTAAAGCTCTAAAAATGGATTCTCTCGATTGTGCTGATAAGGAACTATCCTTATTTGTTGCGCGCCTGGTTCAGGCTTCCATAGATTGTTTTGCTTTGTCGTAACATTTTGAAGTTGCGATAACTTCTGCCTAACGGCGTCTAAATTAATTGCCATAATTTACCTTTGTTTATTTGTTAATTGTTATTAAATATAATGAATTCTTACGTAAGTTTCAAATTTTATTTAACATTTATTATTTGATATAAATATGTAGTCAGGAACTTTAATTCGTTGTTTGACAACAATAATATTCCATTTGAGTAATTAGCCCATTCAATTTTAAATGACTTATCTAATACTCCGTTATTCTGTTGTCTAATTAAAGCGTTCAATGAGTTAATGGTATAAATTGTATTCGTATCTCTTTTTCTATGTACTAACATTGCATTAGGTAACTGCTTTCGCTGCATTTCTTTATCAATATTAAAACTGCAAATGAACTCTTCGCTATCTTCAATGCCTAATATAAAGATTTTTTTGAATAGTACAAAATATGTCGATTCTATTATATTAGTCGTATAATCTAAATTCTCCTTTTGTGAAAACACACATACCAATTGACTCACTAACTCTCCTTAACATTTTATTTTAATATAAATATAAAATGTCTCACTCAACATCGTGATAATTGATTCCTTTTGTTAACTTTGTTGGAAATTTATTATTTTGTTCTATTACGCCTTTTATTTGACTTATTAAATTTTCGTCATACACGTTCAAATCAAATAAAAATGAGTCATAGGTATATAGTATCAATTTACTTTCATTACCTTGTATTAGCTCGTTTATACTACTTATAATATGTATATTACGCTCTGTTTCATATATCTGTATAAAGTAGTTAAGTAATTTACTTGCATTAATATCTTTAAAGAATTTCTTGTATAATTTCCTTCCGGCTAATGGAGATTCAATATACCCATCTTCATTAAATTTTTCAAAAAGCAAATCCGTATACTTTTTTACTTGAGCAAAAAATTCAACTGACATATAATCTTTTGTTATACCTCCATACAACAATTTAAAACTAATTTGTTTTGATTCTTGATATTCAGCATCAGTTAAAGAATCTTTTTCAAAATATATTTTACCTAAATACTCATGCACCGATATTCCTTCTGGAAATTTATAATCAATTAAATCTGCTAATAAACGTAAGTGATAAGCATCATAGTCAAACTGAACTAGAATGCCATTCTTATATCTACTTATAAATGTAGAGCGACTTCCATCTTCTTTATTTAATGCTGCATAGTTAATACCATTAAATCTATTAGATGGTCTTCCTGTTGTAGTATATATATTGTATTCCGTATATACTAATTTGTCCTGATATAAATTTTCTTTAAAATGCTTATTAAACAATTTATGGTCAATGTGCAATCCATTATTTTCTATACTATATAAAGTACGAAGTATAAAATCATAATAATCATATGAAGGTGTAGTTGAATACGTTTGATCTTCAAAATAATCTAATACATCAAAAAACTGCTCTCGAATCTTTTTACATTTATCATAATGCTTACTTATTGGAATAACTACATTGATATCAGATAAGTTTTCATATGTTCTATAAAATTGATCGTGAGTAGGAGTATCGTAATCCTGATCTAAATATGTATTAGAATAAAACCATTGTACTAAATCAATGTCAATTAAATTATTCTTTTCACTATATTTTAAAAGTTTCTTTTTATTATAACAAAATATCTTTTCAATACTATTAAGATAATCTTTTAGCGTTTGTTTATTTATCGATTCTGATTCCGAATGGTCATAACATAACATATATTCATTCGATGAATCTATACAATATACATATAATAAAGATATATCACTTTCATGTAGCGATTTATATTCTGCACAATAAATAGGAATAATAAAATGCGTAGATTTGGATTCTTGTTCCAAGAACTTAAAAAAATCTCTATAACTATCTATAATTTTCACAACCTTAATTTAAAAAATACTTTACATATTTCCAAATTGTTTTCGAATTTCTTCTGGAGTAAGTAAATGATATATAGAATATTCTGTATAATCAGTTAAGATTTTTACTATTCCCGGAAATTTCTTTTCATTTAAATATACTAATCGTTTGTTAGTATCATGTACACCGAACTCTATTATTTGTCCATTTGCTACAATATCATTTTTTGGACCAGTTAATCTCCATTCAAGTATAAAGGCATTATATAAAATTTCATCAATACCATATTTAGGAGTTTTCCAAGATTTATATTGAGTTTCATTTACTTCATAAAATTCCGTATATATATTTTTTAAATTTCTTCTGTATACAAAATAACGTTTAAAAAATCCTTTTTTATAATCATCTAACGTAGGTAACGTATATACATTAACTGGTGAGAAATTATATGATTCCGTTTTAAATTTGCTAGTCGCTGATTCATAAGAAACATTTGACGTATGAATACGTATATCAGAATAAGGAATTAATTTTTCTGATTTTATCATATTATAATATGGTTCAGATAAAACTAATCCGTCTAAATACTTATGATAATATCCTATATATTCTACTCCATTTTCAAACATCCATTCCTTACCCTTAGTATAAAGGTTTGTTATAATTTTTGTTTTTGGATAATATATTTTCGGTCGTTTGTACATTATTTATAAATTCTACAATATGTTGATAATGACGTAGTCCAATCGCCTTCCGTTACGTTATGTGTTACATTTGTTATTGCAAATCCTACTTTATAACCTGGTACTAATTTTTCAGCAGCACCTGCAGCAGTATAAGTTATAACTCCTCCGTATTGCCATCCTCCCGTACCATCAAGCGTAACTGATAAATCCCAAGGAGCTGCAGTTCCAAATCCATGACTCGTAGCTAACTTAGCGGCTATTAAATTTTTATTAGCAGATTTTAAAGCTGCACAATTTTGTTCATCAGCACTTTTACCAACGGCAGTTAATAATGACGGATAGTCTTTTGGAGGATCGGCTTCTACATCTGCATTATTACCTTGCTGTTTATTATCTCTAGGAGCATTTTTAAGTATATAAAACATGGAAGCTTGATCACTATCTAATTTAGCTGATAAATTTGCGCTTCGCACTGTATTAACTCCCGTAGCTCCTACACTAGGTAATTTATTAAAATCTACTATATATATTTTTTTATCGTTTTTATCGTCATTTTTATCTGCGCTATTAGCTAATGTTAATGAATATGCTTGACCTGTATTATCATTTATTAAACTAAATAAATTATCAAAAAATGATTTAACTGATAATCTTCTTTTTGTTCCATCTGCCTGAGAGCCTTCTTCGACCGTAGGTTGTCCGTATTTAACTAGCATATCAACGCTAATTAATAAATCATTTGGGTCTCCGGAAAATGCTCCTCCGCCAGTATCAAACACTTTATCACCGTATGTAGATTTTCCTGGTACTAACATTTCCATCGGATTACCAGCTTGTATTTGTGAATCCCACCATGGTACCATTGCTTCTGTCGAATCAATTTGTACTTTGGTAAATGTTTTAAGTATTTTATTCATTACGTCCACTACTGACCTGAAAGTAACATACGCTTTAAATTGCGTTTTTGTTGTATCTGTAGTATTTGTATCTGTTTTTGCTTTTGCATAATCTTCAGGGACTTCAATAATACATCCGGATAATCCATTATTAAATGTAACGCCGCTAGCAGCTGCTTGCCCTTTTGCTGCCTGTTTTTGACAATCTGCAAACGAAGAAAATATACCAGTAATTTTAGTTTCATTTCCTGCTGCATCTTGTGTACCTTGTTCATTAAATTCCGGAGATGCCGCGTCTGCACTAATTGATGCTACTGATACTGAAGTATTATTTCCTATCAATTCAACGGTTACGTCAAATCCACCTTCGCTATTAGATGATATATTATATCCTATTACTTTACCGGAAAATCCTTCACCTCCTAAAACTTTACCACCATATGCCCATCCCCATGCCATACTCTTTGTTTCTCCTACAGTAGGTAAATTACCTAATCCTCCATATGTTCTATATGTATAACTTCCTTTTTGCGTCATTCCTAACGTATCCATGCCGGCAGTAGTTATACCTATTAAATGAGCCTTTGGTCTAAATTTATCACCGGCTACTCTATCATATACGCCCGAAGTTTTTATTTTCTTTGTTTTAATTTTTGTTTTAATTTCTCCGGTTACTGGATCTTCTTCTTGTTCAATTTTTGCATCATGTTTTTCTCCTAAATCAATTTCATCTACTTCTTCTTCACCACTCAATCCTAAAGTATTTTTACCCCAAGTAGAATTATACCCACCCGCAGAAGCAAAAACAATTTTACCGTATGCTACTGCAAGATAATTTAAATCTCTTTTGTTGTTTGTATAACTACTTAAAATTCCGCCACCAGCTGGACGCCACCACGGACAAAGAAACCCCATATGTTACCTTTTATTTGCATTTTCAATTAAAGAATCTACTTCAGCCTGAAACTTTACAGGTGGTATACGTATTTGTATTCCTGGTTCTAAATATAATGAACTAAAAGGAATATCAGGATTTGCAGCTGCAATTAACCACCATAAATTAACATCTTTATAATAATCAAAAGCTAAAAAATCTAACGTATCTCCTATAGTAGTTATGATATACGTATCATCTGGTGTCTTTTCTATAGTAGGTAATATTCCGGCACGTACGTATCGGTGTTTCCTATCTTTATTTAGTAGGACTCCATTTAATTTATATCGGTCGTAAAACATATTTTTTATTTTTAATAAATATCTTAAATGTTAGAATCCCATAACCAACTACCATTAGCTGTCGTTGGAGTATAATTTCCTTCATATAAATGATATACTCTACCACCTTTTTGTGGTCTCCAATCATGTATAACTTTAAACTGGACATCTACGTCTACTAAATTTGGTAACTGTTTTGCACTTTTATTTTTTCTTTCAGTTTTTGTACCATTAGATACTATATCATCTGCTAAGTCCCAAGAAGCTTCATCATTAACTGATACTGTTACTCCCGTAAAATATCCTGGAGTATTATAAAACATGTTTCCCATTGTTAATCTACATAAAGCACCGCCTGGTCGACCTGCTCCGTAGATTGGCATTGTATATGAAGTTAAATAATTTAATTTTCTCCACATTGGTACAAGCTCTTCTCGAGTCGTAGCAGCTACAGTAAAATTAAAAGATACATTTCTTTCGAATGAACTATATATAGCAGGCCCATCCGGTCGTCCCATGATTGAAACGGTATTCCAACCCGGACTAAATGAATCAGCTATTCCTTTAACAGTTGCTCTAAATACTACCACATCATCTTTTTCTTCACCGAATAAATCTATACCACCAAAATAAAATTTAATAAAATCTTTTGTATTATTTGAATATATATCATCAGGTTTAACGCCTTTCTTTTCAGAAATATAATCAATTGCATTTATTTTATCTCCTCTAAAAGAAGAATCTTCTGATAATGAAAATTGGTCTCTTCCCGTTTTTAATTGAGCAACGACCCCATCAATATTACCTACTATTTTACCCGTAGAATCTTTACGCTCGTATGGATTACTTCTATCATTATTAGGATTTCCATGATCGCCAAAACCATATCGTTTAGATATATTATCATCCGAATAATTAACGTTTTTAGTATCTATAGAAAACGTACGAGTATCGCCATCTAATTTAGTACGAAAATCATTTATTTTTGTAGTCTTAGAATTATTTCGTTCTTTTGCAATTTTACGAATTTCTGCATATGGTAATGTAGAATATCTATGATCGTGGTCTGTTAAATTTTTAGCAAATGCAGAATTTTGTACCTTTAATGATTTTCCTTCTGAATAATTATTACCCGGTTCATTTCCATCCGATACTGTTTGGTCTAACCATCTAGTAAGATTATGCGGATTATCATTAACGTCTCTATCTAAATCATCTATACCAAATGCATCACGGTCACGGCCGTTAGCATTGGTACTTATTTTAGGATTACCTAAATGACTAGTAGGAGTTTTAAGTAATCCAGCGTAATAATCCATTGTAAGATTACCATCGGAATCATGATAAGGTGTTCTACTATTACCTAATAATGTTTCAGTAACTTTATCATCCTTACTAAAAGTAATACCAAATTCTCTAGAATGTGTATATCTTCTAATTGTAGTAGAACCTAATCCATATACCGACCCTGGTCCGCCTAAACCTGATAATGTTTGTATAACCGGATTATCATTTCCTTTAACTATTGAAGATAGTTTTTGAAGTTTTGCTAATGCATTTGAAGTAGGACTACCTCCGGCAGGACTTAATAATTCATTTGAAAGTTTTAATAAGCGATTTGCTCTTATATTTTCATTATTATTTTTTGTTTGATATTGAATTACCTTTTCATATGAAGCAGCTTCATTTAAATACGGAATTCCATGTCTTGTAATATGTAATCCAAATGCGGAACCTGGCACTGATAATAATGTAGTTAATCCTGAATGTGATCTAGTATCATTAAATGGTAATACGTTTTCTGGATTCTTTTCTACTAATGGATTTGATTTTCCTAATCCTACTTGAGTTATTGCCCATACAATGCCTTTAGGACTAGCCATAAATTTAGCTAAACGCGCCGTATCAATAGCACTACGTTCTAACGCTGTACTAGCCCCGCCTCGTATAAATCCTCCATCGACAGCTGCCGCTAAATTATTTGCAGCAGTACGTCCTTCTTGCTGACCTAATGCATCTATACCCCATCGTTGCGGATTCAATACATTTGGATTTTGAATACCTCTTAAAATTAAAGGATGTGCTATATATGTAGGATTAAATGCTTCATCGCGCATTTTAAATTTAGAATATTGTTGTTCTAATGGTGAAGGACTTCTTCTACGTAATGCCCAAGATGCTAATAAACTTTGATTGGAATCATTACGAACTGCA